AAAAAAACAGGCACCTGAAAGTGCCTGAAAAGTGTCAAAAAAAACAAAAATCCCCCCGCCGGTTAAGGCAGGGGGATAAATAGTTCCTGTGCAATTTTATGATACGCTCTGCATCTGTGCCGCTTTACGGTTTCAACGGACATATTCCGCTCCATAGATACCTGTACGCAGCTTTTCCGGCGCACATCGCATTCTATGACCACCATCGCTTCATTGTCAGGGAGCAAAAAAGAATCAACAAAAGCAGCGGCTCGTTTCGGCGGCAGATTTGACAGAAAATCCCTTACGGCCTTGTGGTTTCTGTTCATACACAAAACAAATAGCCGTGGAGGTGCGGATGCTTATGCACGGGCGTGAGGCCGGCGTAGCGGTGTCCTCTGCGCCCTCCAGTGGATTATTTTACCCCTCTCGGATGTAGCCCTCGAAGCCAGCGCCTTTCAAGCGCTGGAGCATCTTCTCGGCGTTCTCGCGGACGGCAAATGCGCCGACCTGGACGCGGTAGAGCTTATCGGTGGCGGGCTGCTCCGGCTCGGGGGATGGCTCTACCGGCTCGGCAGGAGTGGGCTGCTCCGGCGCATCGCCAGTCAGGATAGCGTTCACTCGATCCTGTACAGCATTATAGTCGTACCCTGCGGCCTCCAGGCGCTGGCGGCGGTCGGAGCCATTGCCCCACTCACCGCGGATCACCTCCCGGGCAACCTCGTCCACGGACTTGGCGGGCTGGGCCTGCTCCTTTTCCCGGAAGGTCACACCGAAGTAGTCGCAGATACCCCGGGCAATGGTCTCCCCGATAAGCCCGGTATTTTCCACGATCCACTTAGACGCGGTGGGGTTGTCGTGGAACTCGCATTCGATATAGGCCGTAGGGGCGCTGGGCACCCGCACCTCGTAGAGGGAGGCATCTGCCCGAATACTCTCACTGGTGCCGGGGGTGACAGGGGCCAGCCGGGCAAAAATGGCCTTACAAGCCTTCTGACCTTCCCCGCCCTCGGCATAGTAGAACATCCGCGTGCCGCTCACCGTGCCGTTAAAGGCGTTGGTGTGGATGGGCACATGGAGGTCGGCACCGAAGGCGTTGGATGCCGCGCACTTCTCCTGCATGGATTCATCGTGCATCAGCTTCACGGTCACGCCGCTGCGCTCCAGGGCGGCCTTGCATGCCTCGGCGATCTTGCCGCACTGTACGCCCTCGGTAGTGTCACCGTAGGCATAGCGGTTATCGTACTGGTTGCTGGGGGAAAGAAATACCTTAGCCATTGATTTTGCCCTCCTTATTGTAGGCGGCGCTGGAGATGCACAGCACCGCGCCCAGGAAAGTGTCCACGGCGGTGATGGTGGTCACGACCTCTTCAGAGTACGGCCAAGCCCACACGGCAGACAGGGCGGCATACAGCGTCGCTACAGCGGGCAGGACGATGATGACCACCCACTTCAGGATGTCGTACAGCTTGTTTGAGATTTTCATGGTTTGCTCCTTTCTGTGCCCGATTCGGACACCACAAAAATTAATGATTGTTTTCTAAATCCGCGATGCGGTGGTTGGCGACCTTGATCTGCTCCTCCAGCACCGGGACACGCCGCGCAAAATTGTTATGCTCCCGGACTTCCCGGGTCAGCTCTTCAAGTTTGGTCTCGGTTACAGCCTGCTGCATGTCCAGTTTGGTTTGAACCTCCCGGGTGGTCCTGTTGCTGGTGATGATTACCCCCAGCAGCGACAGGCCGCCGGTGATGATAGCCACGACGATTGTTTCCATTCTGTAATTTCCTTTCTCCTCTGGGGGGGGGCTTGGTTGATTTGATTTTATGCCAGTTTTTTATTTCCACTTGCCTTTTACGCTGATATGCGCGGAAAAGGTCTGCGTGCCGCTGTTATTTGCCAGCGCGTCAACACCGATTGATGCGTTGGTCAAATTTATGTATGCAGGGATTGCGTATCCGTTTCCGACATGTGGATTCACATTGGCTTCCGCCACACTTGCGAAAAGCCCGGTCGGCAACGAGAAGTATGTGGAAAATGCATACGCACCAAGGAATGTGCCGGATGATGCCACGCTCTTAGACGGCTGCCCCCAGCACTCTGCCGCGCCACTGGCCCATTTGCGGTAAGTCCAAATACCACTGGTGCCTTGCTCTAACACATAATCCCCGTAGCCCAAATCGGCCCGCAGCTCCGCCGGTGTCCGGTAATACACCCAGCCGGAATTATCCAGCACCGCCACCTTTGGCGGTGGCTTGCCCAGGTCTGTGGCCTCCGTGGTTTGCAGCCATGTGCCGGTCAGATATTTGCCTCTTAGGTTTCCGCCCAACGTTGTGGCACCGCCGACTTGTAGACCCTTTTCAAGGTGCGTATCCCAGGCCACATCCAGCCGCTTCTCTCCGCTCTCGCTGGCGTACCGTCCAATACCCACGGCTTTACCGTTTTCGCCCAAATGGAAGGTCATTTCAGATGTTGGGATTCGCGTTTCCACCGAACCGCTCTCACCCAGCTTGTCTACCGCCTGAATCTCGATGGTATATACCACCGATACCGATAGGGTGACACCGGGCACAACGCCTGCGTAATCATTGCCAGCAGATTCGGCCAAAAGCGTGATCCAGCTTGACCAACTGCCACCCTCTGCCGCATAGCGCAGACGCAATGTGCATTTATTATTGTTGGCCAGAGGGGAAAAGGACTTGGAGCACTCCACATAAAGCGCCGTACCATCTTCGCTTATCGTCCCGTCAGAGGTAGACCGTGCGCACACAAATCTTCCCGTGTTGCCGTTACGCACCACAGATGGCGTATTGTACGCCAGCACCGTGACGGGTTTAGATGCTGTCGCGGAAAAGCCTCTGCTGTCCGTTGCCGTGCCGGTGATGGTCAACACGCCCGGCGTTTGCAGTGCGTCACTGGTGGCGGTTTTCCCGGAATAGGCTTTACCCTCTACGGATGCGGAATATTGCTTTATGGTCGCGCCGAACTTGCCGCTGGCCGTGTGCGTGATTTTGGCCTGTGTTCTGCCCTGGATATACAGGGCGTTGAACGGCGCAGACAGGGCGCTGACAGGGGCCACGGCAATAGCTTCGCTGGGTCGGGTGGCCGCATTATTGGTGACGGTAAATGTCCTTTCTGCGGTGTCGTAGTAATAGGTGCTTCCGATCTTGGTGCGCAGCAGGAACACGACTTTTCTCGTTAAGGTCGTGTTGTTGCGCAGCACGGCCCGCTCCGCATCGGTAAGCTGGAAGGTGTAGCTGCCGCCGCTGGTGCTGACGGCTCGGTAAGCAATATCCGATGCCGAACCGGTCAGGGAAATGCACACATCCAGCGCAGAAACCGCCGAGCCTGCCGGATTGGCATAGGCAATGGCCGGGTTGTCCACATCTGTAAAGTTGGGTGCGGATGTGATGGTAGCCGCCCGGGGTATGGTAGGCAGCGCAAAACTCTCCGCAGAAGCGGTATAATCTCCGTTTCCGTAAAGCCAACCGGAAAAGGCAGAGATAATGAAGGTCTTGCTGCCGTCATTGTTGTGGGAAATGTCCAGTGTGCCGGAGGCAAAGGTACGATCCTTGTAATCCGTGATGTCGGAATATGTGCCACCGGAATACACAGTTTGACCGTTAATGACCACCGCGCCCATTTTTATGGCATTTGTGTAATACTGCTCCCCAGGGCTCAGGCCGCAGGACCAGGAAATGGTAGTCTTGTTACCGGCTATGTCTTGACTGCCGCTAATCTCCCACTTGACCCAAAAATAGGAGCCATATTTTGTGTTTGTTTTTACGGTTCCGCTTGTTGCCATTCTGTCAGCCTCCAATCCACTTGAATCCAAGGCCCTTATTTCGCCGCAGTTCGTAGCCGCCAAGATTCAGGTTTTGGACGATGATACCGCTGTCGATGTAGAAATCCTTGCCCGCGAAGTGACTGATCTCCTTTCCGGCCGCATCGAAAAAGGAAATGCGGCTGGATGTGAACTGGGCAAAGGCGTTATAATTGCCCGCCGTATCGGTCTGCCCGATCTTCACGCCGTAGATGGGATTCCCGGATTCATCCTCTGCCACCTTGCCGGTACGGATATAGCCCGCCGTCTCTGTGACCTTTTTTTGCACATCCGTGACTTTGCCATCTACGCCAAGGACTTGCTGCTCCACGGCCTTGATCTCGGTATACCGCTGCTCTATGGCCGTACTGTTGGCGGTTAGGTCGTTCTCAGCTTTTTGCCTAAACTCGTTGAAATTGGACTTTTCGGTGTAGGTCTCGGAGACCGTAGCCTTGAAGCTGTCCACATCCTGGGTCAGCTTTGTCACTGCCGTGCGAGTCTCGCTGACTATCGGTTCCGCGCTCTCGGTCATGGCCTTACTGATGCAGTATGCGCCGGTGTAGGCCGTTTTGCCGTTGGAATAGGTGATCTTCGTGCGGCTCCACAGATACTTCCCATCCGTTATAGCCGGTGCCGTAGACTGCCATGTGCCGCCGGAAAGCTCTGTCTCAGAGGTGGAGAGGTAATATTCCACCGTGGTTGCGGTGACGCTTACACCCTGCGGGCCGGTGGGCCCTGTTGCGCCGGGGTCTCCCTTTTCGCCGGGAACGCCCTGGATTCCCTGTTCACCCTTTTCACCCAGAATCCGTATAGGAGCGCCCCACGCACCAGCCGTAGCCGATGCCGCTACCTTCTGCGACATCCAAACAACGGAAGCGGTCAAGTCCGTGTGCCAGCCGTTCAGTGTACCGTTTCCCGTGGGCTTGGCCGGGGTAGTCGTGCCGTCATGGTAAGTAATCCATACAGACAGACCGTTGGTGCCATTGGTGCCGTCCTTGCCGTCTGCCCCGGCAGGGCCGGGAGGGCCGGGGGTCAACTCAATATTTTCAAGGTCGGTTTTTGTGGCATAGGTTTTCTGGGCTTCTGTCTTGCTGATGGTGGACTCAAATTTCCCGTCAATGGCTATGAACTTTTGGGAAAGCCCAGAAACCGCATCCTGACTAACAGAACCTATGGCAAGGGCCGCACCGTTGATCGTGCCGTCCATCGTCAGGGCTACTTTACTGATGGTCTTTCCGCCATCCTTAGAAAATCCCAGGCCACCGATAGACATAATCCACATTTTGGTATTATCTTCCACGGTGGGGGTATTTCTTAGCGTCCAACCAGTAGGGTATCCGTCTTTGTCATAAGTGATTTCAAAATAACCCCCCTGTGCTCCGATTATTTTCTGGGTAGCATCTTGAAACGACTTTACAACATCTTCATACATTCTTTTGAACTTCTGTTCCGATGGAGAAGGGGTGGCATAGTCTGTATCCGAGGGGCCATAGCAAGTCAAGTTGGCAGACATTCCACCCTTGATTTGCGTTTTTAGCTCCATCACATAGGCCGTCAGATTCTCTCCACTGCCGCCTATAACAGAAACAATGTCTCCCGCTTCAACGGCGGGGTTCCCACGCCATTTAACGGTGCAAGGCCGCATTGTTTTGCCGTTAATCTCGGCAAAAACGGTTTCTGCTACCTCTGCGGTCATGTATGGGTTAATGGTGGTAATACCTTTTCCCACTCCCACACTGATGGGGTTGCTATCCGTGCCAGTCAAGAGACTGTGAATCGTAAATGCATCATCAGTGGTAAGTGTCAGGCCGTCCATGTACTGCGTGTCGCGGTCAATCGTAAGACCGCTATCGGCATACCAGCAAAAGACAAGGTTTCCTGTTGCATCGAACTTTGCGTTACAACCGATAAGACCGGCCAGCCATCCGAGCTGTTGCCGCAGAGTGCCTGTGTAAGGCGCAGCAATCTGAATACTCGGCATAGTAACGGCAGGCGGTGTTACGCTTGCCTGTTTGCAGACATCTGCCAGCACTTGCGCCGGAGTAGCCGGGAATGTGATGGTGGGCATATAGTCCTCTGTCAGACCAGCCATACGGTCATAGCCAGTGATGGTCAGCCACAATTCCCCCGTCTTTTCCACGCCGTCTGATGGGATGTAAAACTTGCCCTTCGGCACAAACTGCGCCGCACCGTCCACCATGATCCCGGCATAGGGCATAAAGTTTCCGCCGGAGAGCGGCAAAGCAGGCGTTTGCTTGTAAATGACCACTTTGCACTGGCTGGAGAACGCCGCGCCGATGGTCGCGCCGTCTGAGGAGCCAAACTGCTCCGTGACAACGATCTCCTGTATCTCCGATGCTGGAAGGTCTGTCGTACCGTTGAAATTTACCTTGCTGGTGATTTCACGCCCCGGTGCAGAACACGCGGCGTTAAATGCGTCTGTTACAGTATGCATGGCTCACCTCTCGATGAAGTTCATGGAAAGCCCCTCCCATTGATATTCGCCATCAATAAGGCTATACATGGGTGCTGTCCTGTCGCCAACATAGGCGGTCATTTGCCGTTCAGAACCTGTCATAGCATCGGGATATTTTACCTTGAAAAAAACCTCGTCTACAGCCTGCAGCAATGTGGACATCGGCGCGGATTTTATTGGCGGCCACGATAGAGTTAGCTTACGCTTACTCCCCACCCGGTCACGAAACAAGTCTCCGTTTTGGTTTCTCCCCGTTCCATCTGCGTCAACATCCTGTATGCCCCACGAATATTCGCTGGGGTCAGGCAGCGGGACATTCGTCCCGTCTGCCTTTGTAATGGTTAAAATTGCCATTTGACCTCCTTATGTAACAAGAGGACTTGCCCCAGTCGCCCGGACAACGGCGTTGTTCTCTCTGACCACCGTTTCAAACAATTTCTTCCCAGTCACGCTGTCGAGAACAATGGTCACATGGACTTCTCCAGAACCGCCGGATTCTTCGCGGACAATTTTCCGAATAAGTCCTTCCGGTGCTTCGATGTTATTTCCGTGGGTCTGATCGCCGAGCACGGCAAGGAATTCATCGTTTGCGGGGATAACTGCGCCTTTAGCGAGGCGCGGGAGCACATTCTCGCTGATATAGTCAATGTTTACTCCAATAGATTTGCCTCCTACAAACGGCACCCACGAAGGGACATCGAAACTGATCTTGTTCATCTGCTTAATGAGCCAGTTAATCCCTTTGATGATGATGTTGATTGCTCCATTAAGCAGATCGATTATGGTGTTCCATATGCCCTTGAAAATGTCCTTGATTCCCTCCCAAGCCTTATCAAAATCGCCCGAGAAAACGCCGGAGATAAACTTGATTAGCCCGGAGAAAATCGTCTTAATGTCGTCGATTATATTCCCGACGGTTTGCTTGATGTTGCCAAAAACGGCGGTTACAATAGCCTTGATTCCGGTAATAAGAGGTTTGAGCTTTCCGTTTGTTTTTTTGTCGATCCAATCCAACAGCCCATTTAGCCAGTCCCTTATGCCATCAATAACGGAGCCGATTATTCCTTTCAGCCCGGAAAAGATTCCCTCGATCCCTTTCGCTGTGCGCTCCGTATCTCCGGTAAAGATTCCAGCAAAGAAGTCAATAAAACCTTGCAGGGTTTCTTTTACGCCGTTGATAAGTTCTTGTCCGTGCCCGGTCGACGTAGTAATGCTAAGAAGCAGGGATGCAATCATTGCGATTAGCAAAGGAATCCAAGACCCAATCAGTATACCGATCCCGACACCTGCCGCAAGAATCCCTGCAATAGCAAGCATTTGGTTCTGGAAATTCCATCCGCTTTTCTCTGCATCAGAAAACGCGACAGCCAGCACAGCAAGACCGGAAACAATAGCTGTAATTCCTCCAGCAACCGGCCCAAGAGCAACATATAGCCCGGTCACGGCAAGCGTCATGCCGAAAATCATGCCGGTCATGTTCTCTTCTGTAACGCCGTTTACGATTGAATCGAGAATGTTTTGCACCAGCGTAAGCGCACCAAAAATACCGACAGCCAAGCCAATGGTTTTCTGCAAATCAAGGCCGAGTTTTGGGCCAAGTTTCCACGCCGCTAATCCGGCGCCAATGGCAAGAATCCACGGGAGCGCATTTTTGAGCTTCTGCGTGACTTCATCAATCTGCTTACTTACAGCATCGCCAATAAAATCATACTCAGGCAATTCAAAGTCAAAACCGCTGCCTCCGGACACACCTGCAGAACCAGACCCAGACGCAGTGTTGCCGTTCAGAATGTTAAGCTCATCAAAGCCCATAACGGACTTTTTCAGTTCTTTTGCCGCGCTGGTGGCATCATCAAGGCCAGCTGCGGTGTCTTCTGCCCCGCTTGCAAGATTCTTTACACCGGAAGTATCAATGTCCGACAACTCAAATCCGAACAATTTAGCGATAGCGTCCGCAAGTTTCCGAATTGCCTTAGCTATAGCAATGGCGATCGGCAAAAGCTTCATCAAGATAGGAATAAAGATATTACCGATAGACCTGGCTGTCATCTCAATCTGTGCCTTAAAAATGCGCAACTGGTTAGCTGGCGCTTCTAAGGTTCGAGCCATGTCGCCCTGCGCCGTTGTTACCTGTGTCATAATGGCGTAGTAACGCAGCTCCGCCTTTTCTGCCTGCGTCATGGCGGAAACAGACTTTTCGATTCCCAGCGTCAATGCGGTTTGTTCCAGTTTGGCTTGCGACAGGTCATAGCCCAATCTACGCAACGGTTCCAATTCGCCAGAAACGCCGGATTGCAGCTTTTGCATAGCATCTTCAACGGAAATGTTGAAGAACGAGGAAATGTCATAGCCGAGCTGTGTAAGGTTCTTACTCATTAGGTAAGAACGGTCTGCGACAGAGCCGAAGCCGGACAGCAAAGTGTTAAATACGCCCTGATTCCGCATCCATTTTGCGGGGTCAATGCCCATTATATCGCCAACATTTTCCGCATACTCTTTGGCTTCTTTTGCGTATTGACCCATAGCCACGGTAAACAGGTTCAAATCCTCTTGGTAGGCATTTGATTCAGTGATGGCCTTGCTGATTCCCTGGCGTATCATACGAATTCCGGCCACAACCCCTGCCGTTTTTATGCTTTTGAGGGAAATCCCAAATCGGCTCGTTTGGGCGGATCCTTTGTTTACCGTGTTGTTGTACTTCTCGGTGGTTGTTATGAGCCGCTGAATTCGAGACGGCATGGCACTAAATCCATCCGCTACATGTTGCATTTCTGTGGCAAACGGTCTCAGCGCATTTGCAAGCCTGGTCATTTGGTTTGAAAACTCGTCAATGTCTGCGGCACGGAGTTCACGCACAACGTCCGGAAAAGCGCTGAGCTGGTTGATGTACGAACGCATGTGCGCGCCTTCCAGTTCGGATAGCGGGCGCAAAGCATCTGCGACATTGTAGAGTTTGTCTATATCACCATCGGAAATCCCGGATAGTGCTGTTCCGAGCGATTGCATATTAGTCCCAAGCGATTTTGGGATCTTAACGGTTCCAACATCGGATATGGCCTTTAGCCCGGCAGCGATAGATTTAAGTTTTTGCCCAACTGCACCGGCCCCAGACAGCGCTTTATTGAGCGCAGCAATCTGATTTGCAGCAGTTCTTACGCCGGACGCTCCGCCGGAAGTAGCCGTCTTTAGGGAAGACAACGCTTTTTCGAGCCGTCCCAAAGATGCAACGGCACTGTCGCTGTTCTCTTTGATTTGAAATTCAAGTCCGCGAATTTCAAGATTGTCCATGCTTTTCACCTCCCGGCTCGAATTTCTTGTTATTTGCAATCATGAACATTTCCATGATTGCTTTTGCACGGCTATCATTCTTCTGCTCTTTTACTTTTTTCTCCGCAGAATTATAGCTTTCACCCACCTGATAGGGGGAATCTCGATACGGAATAGGCTTTGTACCTTTCTTTGCAAACGCATGAAGAATAGGCGATACATCCGCCAAGGCTTCATAGAAATACGCACCCTGTAGCCATGCGTTCTGGTTGTCCAAGTCCTGCTTGATTTTCGCTGCCTTGCGGTAGTGCTTTACCAACTCGCAATCCATTTCCCAGAACTGCTCGTAGGTCATGCCTATTGCAAGGTAATAAGGAAAAACCTCATAGAACTTTTCCGTGTAAGCGTAGAGGGGGGTATTGCCCCCCTCTTTATCGGGCGGCGGTTCGCTTACCAGTCCACCGTCCAGCTGGCGTTTCCCTCGGCTTCGGGATCATCCATGAGCGCTACGATGGGTTCGCTATACATTTCCACAAGCTTGCCCAGCATATCTCCTTTGTTGGGCAGCTGGGCGTAAATCTCGTTGATAACGTCACGCTTTACATAGCGGTGATGCGCCAAAAAAGCGCCAGCAAACAGGGCGGGCAGATAGGTCATGGGCTTGCGCTGCAATTCCTCGATCTCGAAGCCCTGCCGCTCCATCATTTCTACAGATTTTCTGGTGTATTCCAGCACATATTTCGCATCGTTGTGCTCGATGGTCATTGTCTTTGCCATAATTCCTCCTTACTCGCCGTCATCCAAAGTGATGACCGTGGTGGGCGCGATGGTGATATTCATTCCGACCACTTCGTTTACGCCGCCGCCGGTGGGGTACACGGAAAGCTGGCCCTTGAAGGAAAACTTTCCGTCAGATCCTGTGGGGGTAACAGAGCCACCGGATTCTGTGCCGCCAAACCACACAGCATAATCCGCTTCCGTACCCTCTTTTGCTTTCAGAGTCTTGTAATCGGCCAGTGTGTAGTTTGCCGTGAAACTTAAGCCGTCCATAGACTGAATACCGGCGATGTAGGTCTGCATCTTATCAGACAGGGTGGTGGTTTCCAACATTTCGGGGTCACCGCCAAGGTCGGGGAACTCCTTAATGTCCACCAGTTTTGTCCAAGTGGTCCCGGGAGCGGTTTTCTGCATCAGAAAACTCTTATATGTACTGATTGGCATAATTTACCTCCTAAAAAGTGTTTTTCCGTCCGTTTCGGCACGGTATCGTGCCACTAAGCGATAGATTGACGCACTGTCCATGTTCGGGACGGGTGTCATGGAAATGCGTGTGAAATTCATTGCATACAGCATTTTGTCGATTTCTGATAGGATGCTGCGGCACTCTGATTTGCTTTCTCCGGTTTTGGTGGAGTAGACATTGACCTCATACATGACGGTTGCATACCGTTCGGTGCCGGAACTGTCCTGATTAGATGTGGTCGTGTAATTGTCCTGTTCCACAATGCTTGCGTGTGGGAACTTGGGGGGAGATTTTATATACGCCCCGGAAACATCTATCCCCTTGAACTTCTTTCGCAAGGCTTCTGCGATCGGGGTAAAAATCATCCGCTCCACATCAATCATCCGAACACCTCCTTTACGATTTCGCCAAGCCGCAACTCCAATTCTTTTACGGCGTTATACATGGGCATATTTGCCGGATTACCATGTGTAAGAACAAGCGTCCCCTTTTCTCTTTCTCCTACAACGGTTCCGTTTGTACCGGGTTCTCCGTAATAGCCCCATGTGGATTGTTTTCCGCGTCCTTGGCCATATTCTCCGCGCTCCATTCCCAAGTCCATTGCTTCCGGGTGATTATCCGGGTATGTTACGCCTGTGCCAAATTCAATAAATAAGACCGTGCCGCCAACGGCGACAACGGCCTTTATTTTTCCTCGATCTTCGACAGACACGGTTACATCGTTTGTGCCGTCATATTCGGCGCTCGCAAATCCTGCGCTTGCCACTTCGTATCCCTCTTGTGTAAGGCGCTCCAAAAGCCTTGCGCAGCCGCTTTTTATCCATTCCCGGTACTCCCGAACGGAATCGATCATCTGCTGTACGCCGGATGGAGAGAGGGTGGTAACAACCTTGTGCTTCACGACACATTCACCTTGCTTATGGCAATAGAGATAGAATTTAGGGATTTGGCCACGCGCTTTACGATGTAGTCATAAAGCGGTTTCTCGTCCTTATATTCCGGATTTTTGTCCACAAACAAAACGGTATCTTCTGCAATGGGGCAATCCATGTCATCCGTGACGATGACCTTGTCATAGGAAACAAATTGCCCAAATTGCTCCACTTGCGCCGCCCCGGATGCAGGGGAGATATTCGCCAGCATTTTCACTGCGTCCTTGTATTTCACGGACATTTGCCCGGTTTCGTAGCCGTCATCGGACATATTCATAGTTTTCCCGTCATACAGGAGATACCAAAATGCCGATTTGTTCCGATCCATACATCTCATTTCACCACCCCCGCATAAGGGACAATGTCACGCAAAAGGGAGGACGGAACATCGCCGTCCTCATAGGAGCGGGAAATACCATTCTCGCTGTGCGCTGTTTCGCCCTCTGCTCCGCGCTTGTTCAGCAGATATGCGGCAATCTCCACTTGGGTCATGTGATACCGTTCGGGGACTTCTTTAATCGTGTCGTCAAACGGGTATAGTTTTCGCAGCACTTTATCCCCAGCAATAGCAAGGTAGGCGGAAAGCACGCTTCCTTGCTGGTCTGTCATAGTAGCTAAAAGCTCGGTCTTTTCAGCTTCGGTCATACTTCCCGCCCTCCTTTATCAGCCGGTCACAGCTTTGGTGTTTACAGGATTGCTTGCGTCATTGGCAATGAACACGCTGCGGCTGTAGGTGGGCGCGGTGAAATCGGTGGAAATACCGGTGAACTTGCCATGATACCATTCGGGGCCGTGGTCAAGACCCACCTGACCGAACAGCTGATACTTTTCACCAGCACCGGTCTTGGACAGCTGCTCCAGGAAGAAGTTGCCCTTGCCGGGAACAGGCTGGTACACAGGGGCGATAACATCCAGATTCAGCAGCAGTGCGGTGCCGGCGGGCAGGCACTCGCCCAGGTACAGATAAACCACGCCAAGGGGAGTGATTACGCTGGACAGCGCGATACCGTTAATCTCACGGGCGGCGGGAACCACAGTAAGACCGTTCTGCACGGCATCCGCATTGATCTGGAACATGGTCACGGCATCGCACCACAGCACCAGGCCATTTGTGGGAGCGTTTTGTCCGTAAATCTTCTTCACCATGTCGGCTACATCCCACAGGCCCAGGGGCTTGGATGCCATAGCGGTAACATTGGTGGTAATGGCGGTAGTCAGGCCACGGGTCTTGTTGATCTTGGAATCGTCCGCGGCCTTGTTGTATGCGCCCTGGATGAAGGTGAACTCCATATCCCGGGCGATCTTCTGAATCTTTGCGGCCACCTGGAAATCCAGTTCATTGATGGGGTTTGCCTGCTGATTCTCGATATTCACGCCGGACAGAGTGCCCATGTTGGACATCTTGGCGTAGGAAACACCTACGGTCTCCTGAAAAATCTGCGTGACATTGGTTTTCTGAGTGCGGGTCACCACGGTTGCATCAGGTGCAGTCAGGGACGCGGTCTCGCTGATAGCGGGCTGGGCGCCGCCGGCAGAGTTGTATTCCTGACCTGTGACGAACTCGACATGGTTGGTGGTTTTTGCCCGGCTTCCGATGATGGAAGACAGAGGGGTGCGGGTGTTGCCCTTGTTGAAGAGCATACCGGAGTAATTCAGCACTCCGAAGCTGGTAGCAAAAGTATCTGCCATTTTAATTCATTCTCCTTTACTGTGTGTTGTTGTCTTGATTCATTAGGCGGGTATAGTACGCCGCCTCCGCAAAATTGCCGGTGCTTTGCGCATCGGCAGCTTTTTTGAAAAAGTCTGCACCATTTGATCCGGATCCGGAAGCAGGCTTGGGCGTGCCTTGCATTGCGTTGGCTTTCACCTGCTTTGCGTATGTCTCCAAAAACACCTGCTGGTTGGCAAACACCTTATCAGTGTTGCCGTCAGCCATTGCCTTGGCGGTATCGGCAGCAAGCTTTTCGTCATAGCCCTGTGCAATGAACTTGGCCGTGTACTGCGACACAGTCTTGTCGCGGCGAAGCTCATTCAGCTCCTTTTGCATAGCGGCAATGTCCTCCGCCTGCTGCTGTTTCTTCTGTTCGTCCTCGCTCAGCAGAGCATTGTGTTTCCTTTTCCACTCTGCAGCCTCGGAATTTGCCTTGGAAACTGCCGCTTTCTGCTTTTCAAGCTCGGATGCGTTATCGTTATACTCAAACGCTTCCAGCGCTTTCAGCTTGTCCTCCAAAGACATGTCCGCATAACCGGCGATTCTGCTGGTGTCGATTTTTGCCATTTTGATTACCTCCTGCGTTTAACAAGGCTGTTCACTCAGCACTATTCTCTGTTTTTGCGGGTTGTCTCCCGTTTGCGTTTTTAGGTCGTCCCTGACCATTTATCACCTTACGGCGAGTAAATCGAAAAAATAAAGGGGCTACCCTTTCGGATAGCCCCTCGGCTGTCGGTCAAGCCCTTGCCAGACCCACTCAGTATTTCTTTTTCCTACGCACTTCGATTACTACGATCTTCCCGTTCTCCACTTTCACCTCCGCTTGATTGCGGCTCTTGAGAATTTCGTTGATCGCCCGTACCATCTCCAGCGTTAATTCCATTGTTCCCTCCGTTTTCCTCGACATATTCCATGCTCATCTTATATGCCAGCTGCGGATCGCTGAATAGGCCGCAATGCGTAAAGGCAAGCTGTGGCGCAATTTTCCCGTTACCAAGCATGGTTACCAGCACATTTGCCTTTTCGGAAATGTTCTCATAGTTCCGCCTGGTGAATCTGATCTCGATTGCAGACAGTTTCAAAGACAAATCGCTCAAGTCATTGCAAATCCGCAAAAGCACTTTCAGAAACTCTTTTTCGGAACGCTTGAACACCAGCTCGGAGTCCTTAGCTCTTGCTTCTGCCGCAGACCATCCGTCACGCATGATGACTGCAGAGCCAGTATCAGAAGTGGAAGACCCTCCGTTTCTATTGGGCATCCCGCAGATTGTCAAAACCGTGTTATACAGATTGTCCGCAAGGGTCTGTGTCTGCGTCTGATTCAGCTCCGTGACAAGGTTTTTGATCTCCGCTTTTTTCTGCGGGTCAATGTCCTCAAACTGAATTGCGCCGTCCTGCCGCAAAGCGGAATACTGATCTTCGGAAATTCGCACATTGTGGAACAGAAGCAAGGACTGCACGAACTGCTCCACGCCATCCATGCGGTTGGACTCCACATTGTTGATTGCATCCAGCAGATTCAGAACGATTTCAAACGCGCCAAGTCTCGCACGGTTTGCCGGGTACTCAATAATGGGAATCCCCAAAATCTGCGGCTCGCTGCGAATAATCTTCCATGTGTCGGTCACTTCATAGAAGTGGTCTTTCGTGTAACAGCTAAAAACGACTGTCCCATCTTCCATCTTGACATACTTGACCGCCATGAGAGGAGGATTTCCCAGCTGCACGGAATACACCACAAAGCAAAACCGTGGGTCAAGGGTATAAATCTCAAACGGGGCTTCATCTTCATATTCCGGTGTGTCCGGCATGACCATGCGATAAGCCGTGCCGCAGATGTGGAACCAGTCCGCCAATTCCTTATCCTTTGCCGGTTTGTCCTCGGACAAAACATAATCGTTCAGTTTTGTAACCATCTCGGCGGTTTTTTCATCGGCCGTTCTGCTGACATACTGGACAGGTTCGCCCATCAAATAGCCAACCTTAAAGGACACAATTTCGTTTGCCCGGTTTTCAACAATCTTGTTGTTAATCTCCGGGCGCACATCCTTTACTCTCGCAAGGATAGGCTGGTCGCCTTTATAGTACCTGTATAAATATTCCATGTCCGCCCGGTTGGTGGCGTGGACAACCATTGCTTTTTGCAGGATATTTGCAATATTGCCTTCGTTTACCTCGGTAGCATCCGAATAAATGACCTTTCTACCAAACATTTGTCTCAATAGCGTCACCCCTTAAAACGGTCTTTTGAATATCTCAATCTTGCCGCTGATGCGGTTTCGGATTTCGTTCTCCAGCAACGACAAGGAATCAGGCGCGTCATCGTGCGCCACCTTGCCGCTTCTTACATAGGTGGTCACTTCCTGCATGAATCCCCAGTATTGACACCCACGCTTGTATGTGGACGGATGCTTGAAGAAAAAATTCTTCTTGATTCCATCCGATGCAAACTCAATTCTTGTCTGCTTGTTGGAAATCGTCCTTTTTGTCCGTATGCTGGTGTTAAATCCGGCGTTTTTTACGATTTCTGCAACATCTCTCGCAAAATACATACCGGCGTTATTGGATTCGAACAGTGCGTCTCCCACCTTGTTATCAATCAGGCACCTTGCGCATTCCGGCTTTGTTACCTCTGCGGGGGAATCGTCGTATACAACATCTACGATGTAGACTTCATCCCCATATAAGGCCGCAATAGGCATCGCCGTACTGTCTTTTCCGCTTTCTGCGGTGTCTGCCACGGCAATGACTGCATCCGGGTCACGGTCTACCGGCAGTTCAAAGAAATAGTTCAGCTCCGACTTATTGAAAAGCAGCCCCTTTGCTTCAAAGGGCTGCTGCTGGAATTCGCTTTCAAACTGTTCCGCGCTCAGAAGCTCTCTCTGCTCGCGGAAATAAGCGGTGGTAAAAACCTTTTTGCCCTCTCGCTCATACTCATAATTGCTTTCGTCTGTAATTGGGTCAAGGGCAGGGATTTCAATGGCTTTCCATGCCCAGCCGCCTTTTTGCGCTTCTTCCTGTAAATGCCCTATGGGGTCATATAGGGAGTATCTCGTCCCGGTGGCCACAATAGGCGTACCCTCTATGGCACGGCCTAAAATATCGCCGGAAATTACTTCCCACTTATCATCCAGCCGTTGACGGTTTTTCGCTTCCTCTCTGCCCTCCACACAGTCATCCAAATAAAGGACATTGGTTGCCTCCGACAAGCCAACCTGCCGTGCGTCAATCGACCGGCACATGACCGTGGGGAATCTGGATTTTGACCGCAGATTGATGATTTTCGTGTCTGCATTGGTCTGCACCAATGGAGCATCCGGGAACACATCGTAGAACAAATACTCGTTCGGCGTTTGCAGATATTCCAGACAGCCGTTATAGAAGCTTCGCACAAGATCATCGCCCGTGCCTTCCATCAAAGACGATTTATCCGGGTTTCTCCCTGAAATCATGTTGATAAAATTGATTCCAAGCTGGCTTTTCCCGGCTCTTTTCGGAAGCGAAATGGTCAGCAGCCTCAATTTGCCGTCAAGGACATCTTGATACCCCTGCACAATAGGTTTTAGATACCGCCTGCGTGGAGCATAAAACCGCTTTTCCGGCTTTCTGTCCATCTCCACATACAGTAGGAAGGTATCAAAATCATGCGGCGCGTCAAACAGCATGGATTGCTTATGCAGCGTGTAGAAATACTCCGCGTCTTTTGGGTTCCCGTTACGAAGTGCCTCGGAGGTCATCTTTCGGACTTCGGAATTTAACTGGTGCGCCGCAGCAAAATCTTCCGCTTCGTACCCAATGCACAACGCCAGCAAATCCTTGTAGGCTTCCCGGTCATGCGTTTTCTCTATGCGGTTTTTGATGCTCTCCGCAATCTTCCGATAATCCATTTGTCCTCCTGCAATAAAAAATGGACTGCCGAATAATCGGTAGTCCATTTTATTTGGTTTTGTTGGAAGTCAGTTTACAAGTTTACAATCCGACCAAGAGCCTGCGCTATAACAAGTCCCCTCAAATGTGATTTCGTCTCCGACTTTAATATTTTTCAAGGCTTCCTCTTGGTCTCGCTCAAATTCGGCAAGAAATACAACGATTGTATTCCCAATCTTCTTTTCCATCGTCAAGGTCGCCCCGCCGGTCATGTTCATAAGCCCACCGGTTTCCATCCCGTTGATTGTGGCGGTTACCTCATACCGTCTGCCTTTGTATAGATCATCTGCCACAAGCTCGTTATCCTTGTAAGCCTGATAAATCTCCTCAAAGCTTGCCGGTGTGTACTGGTCTTCTTTGGCAGGTGCCTGTTCGTCACCTTTGTTGCTGTATGCAACAGCAAGGGTAATGATTAGCAGAATGGCACATACGATTATCATTTTCTTCTGCTTGGCAGGATTCGATTTTTTCATTTTTCTTTCCTCCCTCTATTCATCAGCGCCGTCTCGGGATCCCTGCGGAATCCTCGTAGTCCCACATCCGGCGGTAAAAGGTATTTCGGCTCACTCCAAGCTGCTTAATTGCATAGGATGTGGTTATCTCGTTTTTGTACCATTGATCATGCACCGATTTAACCAGCTCTTCATTAAGTGCTATTGGTTGCCGTCCCTTGTACTTTCCAGCCGCTTTTGCCGCCGCTATGCCCTCTCTCTGCCGCTGTAAGGTCTGCTCCCGTTCCAGCTCTGCCATTGCACCAAACACCGTGAGCATGAACTTGCCCTGCGGCGTGTTCGTGTCAATGGATTCCTTCTGCGATACAAAGCCCACACCTTTTTCTGTGAGCTGCTCTACCAGCGTCAACAAGTCCCTCGTGCTTCTCGCAAAGCGGCTGATGCTTTCAACAATGACCACATCGCCCTCTCGGACGAAATCCATCATCGCTTCCAGCTGCGGCCTGCCTGTGCGGCTCTTGCCACTCGCTTTATCCATGTAGACACGCTCCACACCAAGGTCTTTCATCAGTATCTCTTGGCGGATCGTGTTCTGCTCCTCTGTGGACACCCGAATATATCCGACTTTCATGTGCATCGCTCCCTTCATCTTGTAAGGGTAGTGTAGCACACGGCATAATTTGTGTCAATATGTTTTATGCCCAAAATAGCCTTTTTGTTTTTGCCGGATTTTACAACATGGGGCAAAACGGCTTTTTATTTTTTGCGGAATTTTTGGGGGTTATCCCGCCCCCGGCTGCCGCCGCATATCCCCCGCCCCCGGCCACAACCGCCGGAGAACGCCCAGGCCTGCCGCCCGCCGCGCGCTCCGTTAGGGTATACCACAATGGGCATATTATACAAATACCCACACAAATTATTATCTATATTTTAAGGGCATTATGTTGCCCATAACTATTGACAAATACCCTAATGGGCATTACAATAGACCCATACAAGGCGAGGGCGCCCCGGCAGCCAGCCAAAGCACACCGGGAACGCCCCCCAAACCAGCCAACAGGCCAGCACGGAGAGTATACCACATCCGGCAGCCGTTGGCAAGAGATAAGGCCATAGGGCCGGGAGGTTGTGAACATGAAAAGAAAATTTGATTTTGGTTGTATTGATTTTGAAGGCAGAGGAACACCCAAGAACCGTGTAACGGTTGAAATGGAATATAAACAGGACGGAGATAAGAAGGTGTTTTCCGTTTCCGCTAATGTTTGGAACGCTCGACACAGTGACATTGTGTGCGGCGGTCAATGTCTTGACACTATCGCCCCATATATCAATAACCCGGTATTTTCTGAAATTCTCCGCTTGTGGAATCTTTACCATTTGAACGATATGCACCCGGAATGTGAACACCAAGCCGCCGAAGGTTGGAGACAGAAAGCCGCCGAAAAGGTCACTTTATACCATTGGCGCATGACACAGGACGCAACAAAGGAACAGAAAGCCGCCGAAAAAGCCGCTATTGTTGCGCTAAAGTGTGGCGAAACATTCAAGCCAACAATCAAACAAATATTTTTTGCTAATCTTGAATACTCATTAACCACTTACACCGAAACACTTCCGGCGGATATTGCGAAATATTACGAACCGAAAAAGCCGCTTTTCGCTGGTGATAAGGGACACACAGAAACAAAGGCTTTGGGCTGGCTGAGAGAAACAGAACACCCCGAAGGGCTTTTGTGCAAGGCTTGCCCGGTATGCGGTTATAAATACGGCACGGCGTGGATATATTTTCCCATTCCGGCAGAAGACGAAACAATTATAAATAAATTATTGAACGAAGGGAGCTTGTAAAAATGAGATATTATAAATTTGTGTCGTGGGACGTTCCCCCGGTTAAAAATTGTTTTTCTTCTCGTATTCCGGCGGCATTGCTGGAATACGACAAAGGCAATAAACAGCCTTTGAAAGATTTGCACATTGCCACAAGTGAACCGGTTTGTAAAATTTCCGGATGGGCTTTTCCTTATGCTGAATATATGCGCCGCTTTTGGGTTAAAACGAAGTATTACGGCATTGTCGAAATGTACGCATTAAATAAAACCGATATACGCAAAGAGTTAAAATCAAATGTTATTGAAATAGTGGAGGTGTAAAACATGGCAGATATTAACGACATTATGAAAGAGCTTGCGGAGTATATCCGGATGCAGGAGGAAGCCGCCGCAATGGTGGAAAGCCTCAAAGACCAGCTCAAAGAGCGCATGACCGCCGCCGGGGTGGAATCCCTGGCGGGGTCAGAACACAAGGCCACCTATAAGGCGGTTACCTCCTCCAGAGTAGATACAACCAGACTTAAAAAGGATCTCCCGGAGATTGCAGCCCGCTACACCAAGACGACAACCGCCCGGCGGTTTACATTTGCTTGACGGGTCGCACGGATTAGCGTACAATATAACTACAGTAAAGATAACGGACAGGCAAAAGGCCGGAAAGGAAATCGAAAATGAAAATCACCAACATTTGGATGAAGGAATCCGACAACTATCTGTACATCGAGAAGGACGGTAAGATTTACAGAACAAGCGTTTCTCCGTATCGTGTCATTTATGAAAACGAACTGCAAGAAGTTAAATCCCCTCTTCCCGCCGCTATGTTCATCAAAGCAAATCACCTTTTCAGACCTTCCGAGAGCTTCTTAGCCTGTGATCTGAAAATGTACGGACTGGAAATCTGAGCAAGGAGGTGCCGCCCTTGATCTTGCTGTATATCCTGTTGCAGCCCGTGTTGCTGCTGCTTGACCTTGCAAAACTCCAAAAATAACCTTGCCCCGCATGGCTCACGCTGTGCGGGGTTTTCCTTTGCTCTCGGTGTATTCCGGGGGCTTTTCTGCTGTATGCCCTATTTCCCATTTTAACGCCTCTGTAAGGCGTTTTAATGTTTTGGGCTATCCCTATACCGCCGCCGTCCCGCTTGTCCTGTTTCCGTTGTTTATGGCCTTATGGCGTGGCGTTGTCCTCTGCTCCGTGGCTTACCGCTTGCGCTGCCAGCTTGCCGCCGTCCTTATTCCCCTGTGCCCTTGTCGGCGGCTGTGCCCTAAATTAATTAGGGGGTTACGCCCATTTGTATACATATAGTCCCCTCCTTGCTCCGGCGGTGCGGTCTCGGTGGCCTCCGGCGGCTGCTTCGCCGTGCGTGGCCCTCCGCCAAAGTCGCCGGAAAAGTCCCCGGGAAAGTCGCGAAAGTCGCTGGCATAGTCGCTGTGAAAGTCGCAAGCACCTGCGCCAAAGTCGCTCATTTTACCCCAAAATCATAGTCGTTTACAAAATTCCGTGTATAAAGGCGGGATTTTTCTTGCCCACTTTCCCGGAATTAACGGAAAGTCGTGCAAAAGTCGCTCGATTTCGGCTCATTTTACATCAAAGTCGCTGGCTTCGATGTACTTTTGCTGGAGCTGTTCGGGAGTCAAGCCCTCAATCTGCGGCTGGTTCGGCGTCAAAACCATCTCCTGCTTGTCCACCATGCCGTAATAGTTCTTGGCACGAAAGCAATAGGCAAGGAAATTCAGCTTCCCGGAAACCACAAGTTTTGCGTCAAAAGTCTGCAGAAAACCCTTGGCTTTTTTTATGATGGTTGCCGTTTCGGGGCTAAATCCCTTGCGTTTTCCGTATAACCAGTCCTTAACCGTGCTAATTGAGTAGCCTGTTGTCATGTATAGCTCCTCTACTGTTGGGGTCTGTCCTGTCTCAGCGCACCGGGCAAAATAGTCGTTTATTCTCTCCGTAAGTTCTTCGTCGCTCTTTACCTTTGGCTGTCTGTATTCTACAAGGGCTTCTGTAAGGAGGCGAGATACAAGGGCTCTATCTTCATCGCTGCTAAGGTCAGGCAGGGATTGTGGGAAGTTTCTTTTCCCGCCTCTGCCGGTCTCCGGTCGGTTATCCTTTGTTTTTGCGATGGCAGTTGTTTTCTTTGTTGCCATTATGTATCACTCCTGTTCGTAGAGTTTGCCTGTATGTAGGGTAGAGTTCAGTTGGCTCCCCATCGATTGTTAGGACAATCGGTTCTCCAAGCGCCTTGAGAATATTTTTGCCCTCGACAACGGTATAATACCGCCGCCCATTGTCCTCAAGTGTTCTATAAGGGATACCATTGGTAAGTCCGCAGCGACCGTACCCGCAGCATTGTCTTGTTTTTCGGGCGCGATGTATTCCGGCGTTCCGTTTGGCACCTCTACGACATTATGGCATCCTTCCTGTGGGCATTCGGCCCACAAAGTTCCGTATATGCGTGTCAGCTCTCCCAAATTGCAGGTAAATTCGCATCCACATTCGTCGCATTTCAGTTTTATCTTCCTGATTTTTCCGGGTTTGATGATCTCCACAGTTTCTCTCCTCCTTGTTTGTCACCAGCCCCCACCCCTTGGCTACAGTAACAGTCTTTCCCCGCCCATGCGGCCTTCTGGAAGCTCTCAAACATGGGTTACACAGTTATTTTGGCACCACACCGCGCCGCGCCTTTTCATCAGCCGCACACTGTTTTTGCGGATTAACTGTCCGCCGCTGTGGCCACAGCTTGTGTGTACTTAACTTCTCGCGCGTCCTCGCCCGCTTGTGTGGTTGGTGCGGCATTGCAGTCCTGCCCTGCTTTAGCGCTTCAGGGAAAGTCCCCGTCACTCGCTGTGGTCTCCCATTACGGGGCACCTATGCCGCATATTGGCCGTCTTCCCGCTTAGATTGTCACACGCTACCGGCAACTACGCTCCGAAAAGTCGTAGCCCCTATTCCGTCTGGTCAAACCGGTCTTGACGCATCAAGACAAGCGCAGTTTTCAGCGAGCATTGTCATTTCCATGTGAGCCACGACGACAACGGTCTCACATTGTCCGGGCGCTACCCGGCCACTGGCAGGGACGGTTGGGAATCGAACCCACCCAAGCGGTTTTGGAGACCGCCTCGCCAGCCTTGGAACATTCGCCCCTGTATCCCGCGTTTACGGATTCGTCACGGAGCCTCCTCCGCGTTCTAAGTAACGCTCGATTCAACGCGGGCAAATCGAACGGCCCTTCGCGGAGCCACGCCCTGCTGACGGGACAAATCTGGACGCATCCTGCCGGTAATGGCTTCCCGGCTTTGAGCCCCTGTACGCTGTCAGCTTTGGGTCTTGGTGCAGACGGCTGGGCTCGAACCAGCGACCAATGGCATTCAATCGCATATCCATTTGCGCGATAAAGCTCTACCGACTGAGCTACGCCTGCATATATAGGTGCCGTGTGGGAGGTGCGACCTCCCGCCCCTGATCGTGGGGTGCAACGAGCGCACGGCATATAACAACAGCCCATAGGTTTCCCTACAGGCTGTTTGTGCCGGTATGACCTTGCGGTGCCAGAAGGTGCGCCCAATACCGGCGGCGCATAGAAGGGAGGAAAAGTGATGATTGGGAAAACGCGTGAATGACCATGTCCTATCATCCACTGTACCTATTGTAGCACATCATTAGGCGGAATCTGTATCACCTTTCACGAGTAACCCTGCATATTTCGCTACATCATGCAGAAATCTTTCCTTCCTCCGGCTGAATGTTGCCTCGCTAATCCCAGGAATCACGATCTTGTTGCGAGAGTATTTGTGCTTGCCCTGGCAGTTGCGCATAATTCCATATATTAGCTGCCGCCGGATTGTATCGCTGCCGATATCTCTGCCGCAGCGGTCTATAGCGTATTCCACCGCCAGCATCTTCTGCGTCTCCGGCCATCGCTCTATGGCTGCAAGCTGCTCCGCCTTACTCTCGGCAGGCCTACCAGCGCCCGATCCAGTTGGCATGCCCTCTGTGGCGCTATGCGTCCCGCCCAGGATCTCCGCCCGGGCCTCGCGATACGCCCGCACCCGGCGCGGATACCCACGCACATAAGCAATGCACTCCAGCCGCACATCATAAGGCAGTGTCGCCTTCTTGCTCATTTTCCCTCCTTTACTCCGCGCTGTTTACCATCTTATATTCGCCCCGCAGGGCCTTTTCGATGTCCGCCATCTTGATATATCCGTTGTTTTTGGCATCCACCAGCTCCACAAGGCACTGCTGTAAGTATTCCAGACTACGGGTGTCGTGCTCGTCCGCCGTCTCCTCCCGTACATGGAATCCGAACTTGTCCAACAGCACACAGGAAACATTGTCCATGCATTGTTTGGTGCCATCCAGGCGGCCCAGCTCGTATGCCTTAGCCGGATTATTTGGCGCCGGTCTGCCGTTTGCCCTTTTGAGCATCGCTATTACCCCTTTCCTCGTATTTGCATACGCCCGGTGTATTTGCCACTGGGCAATAATCCGCACACGCTGGGCAATCTGCGTTGACGCAAACCTCGTCTTGCATCCACTTGCATTCATCAATCATCGCCGTCACCGTCCTCCAGATATTCGCACCACGGAAAACACACCACATCCGATAATAATGCGGGACATTCCAGCTCGTTAGGGCAAGTGCAAATTAACATTCCGCGCCTTCCTTCCGTTCGCCGTTTGCGCAAAAGAAGTCCTCGCGGAGGATGCAACCTGAACATGTCCCGTATTTGCACACCAATCTCCCGTATAACTTGCGTGTGTAGATGCAGTCCTTGCACCGCACCACCGGCACAGCGTCCACAGTTTTTGCCGCTTCAATCAGCTTTTTTGCGTCTCTATATGGTACAAGTAGAATGCCGTTATCGTCATAGCCGTACTGAAAATTGAATTTTAAAGCATCAGCGTCAATCAGCCGCATTTTCAATCCCTCCGTTCATCTTTGCTTCTCCTTGATCTTATCTATCAGCAGCAGCCGTACCGCTTGACAGAGCGCATATATAAGGCTATTCTGCCAAATGCTCCGCCGCTCCTTAATGCGGCACATACCGTTCTCGATTTCCTCTAAGGCTTCCAGCATAGCGTCCTTATTCGCCATCGCTTGCCCTCCGTTCGCCATATACGCAGCCATAATCGCCCGGTACGATGCAGTCAATCGGTGGGCCGTATGTGCAGCACAATCCTTCCAAATCCGCATAGCTGTACTTGCAGTCCTTACACCTCACCACGACCTCTGCGTCTACAGTGGGGAGCTTCTCTGCATACTCCAACACCGTCTCGATGCCATTGATGAAATGCTTGTTGGCGTGTTCTTCGTCACAACGGTTCGCCCGAATGGGGAACTCTTGCAGTTTGTCAGCGTCAATCAGCCGCATCGCTTGTTCCCTCCATTCTTTTTTGCATGGAGAGCAAAACAACCTATCAACCCAAGACGCTTTTCCGCTGCCGCCAGTAGCACATTTTTTCGACTGGCAAGTCTTGTTCTCCTTGTGGTAATAGATGCATTCCTTACACGGATTTCGCATCACTGTCACCTCCGTCCATCTTTGCCCCGCAATCCTCGCAGTATTTTTTAGTAGGCTTTTCCCAGCTGCCCTCAGTGCTAATGACAAAGCCACACGCAGAGCAGCACCACTCGTCTCCGCCAAGATGCACCCACCGCCCATACACCACCGGCGCAACGTCGGCGGCGGGAATAAAGTCAAGAGCGTTTTCGATGAACTCCGCATCAAACCTACGCCCATCGTAATCGGCATTACATTCAGCCTTTCTCACAGCTTCTTTTGCTGCATCGATATCCACGTATTTAGTCATTGTCGTTCTCCTTCCCGGTAAACCACTTCCGCAATTCGTGCGCGCACGAAACACACAGCTCGTAGTCATTGTCGTTTATGTCGTTTTTAACTCGCCGCATACCGGCATAGGTGACGGAGTTGAACGGGTTGATCTCCGCTCCGCAACGGTCACACACTCTCTTTGTCGCCACTGTCAGCCCTCCTATTCCATGCTTCGATTGCATTCTCTATGGCAACATAGACTCTACTCGTAGCACCACACACTTTGCATTTCACATAGACGTAATGTGTGTTGTAAGGAAAGCGCATAGAGGCAAATAACTTCTTTCTCTTAATATATCCTTTTTCTGCATCTCCACCACAGAACGGGCACCGTTTGAGTTCATAATCAGCCATTGTCAGACCTCCTCCACATAGCACCAGCTTTGGGGCGGGCGCTCTAAAAAGCATCCTGAATTTTTGCAATCAGGGCAGTCTCTTTTTGCAAGCCCAAGATCAGCATAAAAACAGTCGCGGTTGTTTTTCTTGAACTCTCGTAACTCTCGCGGCTTATCGTAGATTTTAAGGTCGGAGATGTGCCAACCATAGCCCTTTGCCGCTTGCAGATACTCGTGCATATCTTTGAGAGTAAGACATGATTGCCGCGCAACATCGTTTGTTGTCGGCTGCCCCTCACCTTTGACATAGTAGCTGCCGCCGGGTGAGCGCGTTTCCAGCTCATAGATGCGGTCACAGGTAAACTCGCCAACAACACGCCCTCCGAGTCTGAATGCCATGATGCCGTCCTTCTCCACCCAGCCCTGTGTTTCATAAATGTAGCACTTGAACGATGTTTCCAGCTTTGGACGGTTCTTTCGCACCTCGATAGTCTTTTCACCGCCGACAATCTTCTCGCACCACTTCGGGTGGATGCTCAGCATAACAGCCTTACTCATCCTTCATCGCCTCCAATGCTTTCTCCGCCTCTTCATGGGTCAGAAATACGGTCTTGCCAATATCGGCCTGCTCGAAAGATATTTGATCGGACAGCGTCGTGTAAAATGTGTTTATCTCTCCGTTGCTTCCCATACCGACAAGCGCTTCGCACAGCGAGTCCTCAACAATTTCTCCGTCCTCGATGATATACAGCATACTGCTGATGCTCTGCGTGAGGACTGGCCGCACAGGCAGCACCACCAACCGACCGTCTCTGTCGGCTGTCAGCAGTTCCGCAAGCCTTCTGAATGATATGTCGCAGCTGGAAAGCACCTTTCCGGCTTCCCGTGCCTCAGCGCACGCCTGCGGCGTCAGTCCCGCGTCCTCGTAGGCGGCGAGACGGTCAAGTGCCTCTGCCCATTTCAGGTCAGTCGGCTGTGACACGCTGCCGTCACTGTTGCGTATGGTCAGTCGTTCCATCACTCCACCTCCTGCATCCAGAACTCGCGGCGGCAGTCAGTGCATTTCCTGTTGATGTCTATACATCTGCCTCCATCCGTCCTATGTGAATGAAAAATTGGGGCGGGGCATACGCCCAACACGCCGTTATCATCTATCTGTGTCTCAGGATATTGCTCCAGAAATACGCTCTGCCGCGTCTTACGCGGATGTGCAGCAGACCATTCCTCTACTTCTTTTACAACGTCCTCGGCCGGTATTCCCTCAGCCAAAGTAGGCAAATGTTTCCCAGCAACCTTATACATTCTTCTGTGCTCTTCAATAAACTTCACAGCGTCCATCATTCCACCTCCTTCACATCCTTTGACCTTTCCTCCTCGGCCAGCTCCCGCAGGCGGTCGATGCCGCCACACTCTCCGATCACCGTGCAAAGGTCGCTCCAGTCTTTAACCAGCGCAGACACTTCTGCCGGCGTCAGCCCCGTGCCGATCATAGACGCGCCCCTCTCGCGCAGTATCCGCTGCACTCATAGATCGGCTTTTTTTGCCTGCGAAGATCTCCGCATTTGAGGCAAGAGCCATTCTCACAGCGCAGGCAGTTATCTGTTCCGCGCCACCTGCAGTAGTCACACAGGCAGGCATCGCATGGGCTTTCCTTTCTCATTACTCCACCTCCTGCAACGACTGCACAGCTATTGCTACTGCCTCTGACATCCCATCACTGGGAGGCCACCCATATTTGTCACACAAGGTAGAGTAGTCTGCATACAACTGCACTAACATAGCAGCAGCTTCTTGCTTTGTCATTTCACTCCACCTCCTGCATCCAGAACTCACGGCGGCAATCGCAGCATACTACACCATCGTTTGCGCAGTACCCATATTTGTTCCTGTAGGGAGCAGAAACTAAATAAGGACAGATATCCAAACAACCGCTTTCGTCAATTTTTGCAGTCGGCCACTGCTCCAAAAACACGCTCTGTCTCGTCTTGCGCGGGTGGGCAGCAGACCAGTCCTCGACGATCTTTATTATATCGGGATATATCTCCTCGTTGTAAATGGATGGCCAAAATGAACAAGCACCGTTTGCCGAACAAAGAGGGCATTCAGGGCAGTCGTCATAGCTTTTACACATCCTGTCATATTCGTTCAAGAATTTGTTAGCGTCCATCTTGAACCTCCTTCGTCCAATACTCTTTGCGACATGCACCACAATCCGTTAAACAGATGCACTTGTACTTCTCAGGTGTATCACCACCCACAAAGGATGGACAAATACGAAGAACACCGTCTTTATCCAGTACAGAATTAGGATACTGCTCCAGAAACACATCCTGTCTGGTCTTACGCGGATTTTCTTTACTCCACCGCTCTACTATAGAAACGATGGTAGGATTTTGCTGAATTTTACGCAGTTCACTGCATGAAAATTCAAAAGCAGGACACATCCCACAAGTTTCAAAAGAGTCACACATCCTGTTGCGTTCCTCAATAAACTTCATAGCATCCATATTGTCAACCTCCTATCTCATATGTCGTTTCCCGGTCTTTGCAAACCTCGCGCTCTGCCGCACATAGCGCTCCCGTGCGGCTGTGTTGGACCGATCCACCCAGGGCTTTTTCTCCAGCCGCTGGGCCTCGTACTCCCGGAACGCCTCGCAGCTCTTCCGGCAGGCCCCGCAGGGGAGCCTGTCCGGGCAGTCTTTTACGCAGGGGCTTTTCATCCGGCCCACCTCACGATCTTTTCCCGCACGCCCCACCGCAAGGCATCCTCGTGGCTGTCAAAATACAAATCCAGCCTATTCCCGGCAATGGCTCCGCCGGTGTCCTGCACGGTGTATGTATGGCCGTCCAGTTCGATTTCCGTACCCATCGCCAGCACATCTGGGTCTGCGGCGACCGTCACGCCCTGGGTGGCTTTTGCGCCGGTGGCTGTGTAGCCATTTGCGTACGCCCCACAGCATTTTTCACAGGGGCAGTACGCAGTGACGGCAAATACGCACGTCCGCGTCTCCTGGGTCTCCTGCGGCTCATCGCGGGGCAGAACCACCCCCGGCGGCACAACTACAGTCTCCGGCGTTTGCCCGCTGTCCTCTGTGGCAGACGCAATGCCCAAGGCCCCCAAGATTGCTACAAGCAGCGCCGCGATTAACACGCTTCTTTTCACCATTCCACCGTCACCCGCCCTTCATCCGGCATCAGCACCCGCAGATTCGCCAGCAAGGCTTCCCGGTCTTCGCTCATCTCCAGCCGGGCATGCAGCAGTTTAGCTCCCACCTGTGGTTTTTTGCCTTCCGGTACATCGGCGGTGACGTGCCACCCCTCGCTCTGCGCATCTGCCGTATGTATGTCTACTGCATCCTCGTTAGCCCACTCTGTAACTTTGCTCTGCCACATTTTTTCGTTTCGGCCACCGCGCCGGAATGGCGCACCTACTAATTCCGCCTCGCGGCGTATCGTTGCATCACAAACGTTCATTTCCTCCGCCAGCCATCTGGCCGTACCACCGAAAGATTGCATGTTGCGGAAAAACTCGCGCTTCAGATCTTCCGGCATAGGCTTAAATTCTCGCCACGGCATAGGCCGCGTGATGTTATAGCTTTTCACTTCTCCGTTTTTCTCCTTCCTCTGCTTTTCGGTGAGGGTATCGCTGGGGAGCGAGCACCCACCGCGTTTTCTGTTGATGTGAGCAAATGCGCCCATCGCTATGCGTTTTTTCTGCATGCAGTCGTAATCAAAATCATTCATAGTCTGCTATGTACACCTCCGTGCGTGGATTCTGCTTATCGTACAGCACCCGACTCCCGTTGTGGCTAACGATAATGCCGCTGTGGTCGTCCTTGAGTACACCGGCCTTCACCAGCACATCGTCGATGGATTCCAGCAGATTTGTCAAATCCACTCGACGCCGGGTAGGCATATAAAACAGGCATTTGACCTCCACAGGCTCCTCAATGGGGCGCTGCACTCTGGCCTTTTTGCAGTGCCATACAGCTTCTGCCTCGTAGTCCTGGTACTGCTTGGACGGCATGATAAACGGCTTCCCCGTTTTGCTGCTATGCATGATCCGCATATGGTTTTTCTTTGTGATGGGTGCCAGCGGCACCGTGATCTCAATCATCGTCTCCCTCCTCGATGGACACCGCCACATAGCCGGGCCGTCCTTTGTACCGTCTGCCGCTGTTGTATACTGCCTTGTAGATAGAGCGCCAGTTAATATGGCACATATTGGCAAGCTCAATGATGGAATCAGACACCGCCTCCGGTAGCTCGTACTTGTCCCGGCTTACGCGCATGTAGATTGTCATATTACACCGCCAATCTGTCCAGAAGCTCCTCCACGGTCATCTGACCCGGCACCTGCATTGCCTTTGCAAGCATGCTGTATGTGGCCAGCTCGTCCAGAGCCCGCTTGCGGTACATGGCAAGGAGCATCTTCTTCTCCTCGTCCGTCTCGGCCAGTTTATACCCGCCATCCGGCAGAGCCACAATGGGCACCCCCTGCCGCCGCTGCGCCCGGATCATTCGCCGGTTCTCTCTGTCCGGCATACCGGTGAGCGCTTCCAGGTTCTTCCGGGTGTATGTAATGCCGGGGATCATGCGTAATGTGGTCATGTCATTCCTCCATAAGCTTCATAAAACATCCCCAAAAGGTCTGTGACTTCTTTCCGCTATGATGCCCGAAAAGCGGGCGTTCTCCGATTGCCGCCCAAACATCTGCAGCGGGGATTTGCGTTTCTGCCCACTTAAAAATCAGCACGCCGTCCGGTTTTAATACGCGCATACACTCGCGGAATCCGTCATGCAGCATTTCGCGCCAGTTCTCGCCGAGCTGTCCGTACTTCTTCCGCATCCAAGAGTTTTCCCCGACGCGGCGAAGGTGCGGTGGATCAAAGACTACAAGAGAAAATGTGTTGTCCAAAAACGGCAGATCCGTAAAATCACACTGTATGTCTGGATGCACGACGCAGGTTCGTTCAGAATCGCGGTTTGTGCTCTTCCAAACCCCCGTATATTCCTCGTCCCGCGCATCGCAATAGATTGCGGCAGGATGGCTTTTGTTAAACCATATCGTCCGAGATCCGCAGGTGGCATCAAGAATTTTCTTTGTCATGTCAATCCTCCCCAAATCTCAGTTTCGTCACGGCGATGGGAAACGGCTCGATCTCGCTTGCCCAGCGCGCCGTGCCCTTGCCGTTGTGCCGCTCGAACACCAGCGGAAAGCCGCCGATACCGTCAAACAGGCTACCCATCGTAACAGGTCGAAGATATTGCGCACTGATACGCTTTGCCAGGAAATCCCAGAAGGGCAGGGCGATGGAGTTACCCAGTGCCTTGTAGCGCGGGCTGTCGCTTGGCTTGCGCACTTTGCCTTTGCTGTCGCGCCACTCGCCGATGTCTGTCCATCCGTCCGGGAAACCTTGCAACCGTTCGCACTCCATCGGTGTAAGGCGTCGCACAATCATTCCCGTTCTCACGGGGTTCTGCAAATTGTAGCTGATTCCGCCGTTTGGTTTTGCCTGCAAAGTCCCGTTTGTTTCGCCGCCCTCTCGGAAGTTCCGGCAGTCAACAGCACAAACAAGGTCTGTGCTGTCCTTAAAGTCCCGCTGCTTGCAACTGCTTGCAACCTCTCCGGCGCGGTAATCTCCGAACCCTTGCATTTGATATGTCAGCGGCACTTGGTTTCCGCCTGTTCCCATACGGGCTTGCAAACTCGGAACGATCTCGCCGCAGTCTCGGATGATGTCGCAAGCATGGCTCATATCCAGAAAAGATATCGCAAGCCTTCCTCTAATATCCGCATCATGCTTTGGAGCACCAGTGCCAGCTCGCAGTGTGCTTGCAACCTCTGTCAGTGCCTGCGAAGGCATTACGCAGTCTCGCTGAGTTCCCATGCAGAATATCGTCTGGTCGTTGCCGGTGCCGAGCGTCCCGCTCTTGTCCTCTTGACCTAAAGCGCCTTTTCCTCCTCCGTCACAGCCCCCCCTGATGCGGACTGCATACGATGTTGGGGCCTCTGTCGGCGCAGGGGCTTCCGTCCGCTCTTGCGGTAAGGCTCCTTGCGACTGCCGGATTAAAACCGCTTTCAGCAGCTTCGGCAAGTCTTTCCCCCGACGCTCCGCTCTCCGCAGGATGCCTTGACACGCTTTTGTGCTCAAAGAGTATTTCTCCTGCGGTGTCACCTCCAAAATCTGCGACAACCGAGATACGACGGCGGCGTTGGGGGACTCCCCAGTGTTGCGCGTCATGCACTCGCCAAGCCACGCTCCATCGTCCTCCCACTTCATCGTGGTAGCCCCCCCAAGTTGGCCAGCCTTTTTCAGGCACATCAATATCGGGGGCTTCCGGCTCTGCGATGCGGATGATCTCTTCGAGGACTGCCGCGAAGTCTTTTCCTTTGTTGCTGCTGAATGCTCCGGGCACGTTTTCCCAGACCATAAACCGAGGTCGGACCATGTCACCTGTCCGTCCGTTCGCTCTGTCATGTTCTCTCATCTCCTTTACGATGCGGATTTGCGCCATGAACAATCCGCTCCTTGCGCCGGCCAATCCTGCGCGTTTTCCCGCAATGCTCAAATCCTGGCACGGCGATCCGCCCGTGATAACATCCACGATTTCAATTTCTGCACCGTTGATTTTCGTAATATCCCCGAGGTGCTTCATCTCCGTTCCCCCCATCAATCATTTCAGCCTCCAATTCTGCTTTTTCCAGATGTTAAGCATATAATCCCTCGCCCGCTGGTTAATTCTGCTGCCGATTGCTTCATCCCAGCTCAAAATGCGGTCAATGGTCAACTCCGTGGAGATGATCGTGATTGCATCCGGGTCAATGTACCGGGCATTCAGCAGGTCAAAGGCGATGTTTTTGTCGGCATCCGTAACGCTGCCCTTTAGAAAATCGTCGATATACAGTGCACGGACGGTTTTCAGCGGGTGCATGGCTTCGGTGTATGCTTCCGCATCGTTTACCTTTGCCTTGATTGCCGGAATATCTCCCCGCCATTGCACATACCGCACAGGGATCCCGCCGTCCATCAGCTTGGCGCAAATCGCCGTACACAGGTGGGTTTTCCCAGTTCCAGGAGATCCGCCGATGAAAAACCACTTGCCCTTCCAGTCGGTCAAATACTTCTCCGCCGCTTGCTTTGCAGCCTGTTGCCAATACTCCCGCGTTTGGAATGCCTCGAATGTACAGTTATCCAGCAGACCGGCCAGCCCGGAACGCTCCATGCGAATTCTGTTTTGCCGGATGATCTCGCATTTACAAGTTCTACTCACCCGTTCGCCGCTTTCCGTGCGCCGGATGATGAAGCCCAGCCCGCCGCAGATGTCACAGCCATGTTCCGACATGGTATTCCTCCTTCGTTGGTTGCGCTCCGGCCTCCGTCAGCACATCATCCCATCGGCCTTGATTCAGCCATGTGGCTGGGTTTGGGATGTATTGACCGTTATCCTTGCGCCACTGTTCGCTGTTTTTCTGACTGTTGACGGCATCGATAAGCGTTTTAACCGGCACAGAAACCTTGGAAAATGCCTTCTTTGCGGCCTGCTTTCCGACTTTTCGGGGATATGCCGCCCAAAACGATTCAAACGGCGACGCGCTATTGTCTTTGTCTTTGTCTTTGCCTTTGTCTTTGTCTTTGCCTTTGTCTTTGCTTGTTTTGCTTGGCAAATCTGGCATTTGCTTGTTTTGCTTGGCAAATCTGGCATTTGCTTGTTTTGCTTCTGCGCCCTTTCTTCCGGCTTCGCTTCGTGCGTCGGATAAACTATCCATTGCAGAGTTGTCTCGATCTATCTGCGCCCGCATCATCGGGAATAAAAACCGTTCGTTCCCGCCGAGCTGCGGGGCTTCGCCCGTCCTTGCATAAACCAACAAGGAAGTGAAAAGCCGCCCCCTCTCTGCGTCACCGAGCGGTTCTATCGCATCTAAGTAATCGATGAACAGCTTGATGTATGTCATATCCGCCATGCACTTACTCCTTGCGCGGAAGTAGGCAAATCCCGATTCCGTGATCCGTAAAAATGCAGGCTAACTGCACTGCATCCTCCTCCGAAAGATCATCAATTCGTAAGACATTGTTAGTAAGAGAATCGGAAAGTGCGTCTCGGATGCTATCGGCATCGTAGATAATCGCGTCAAATGTCATCCCTCGTCACCTCCAATTAGAACGGCAAATCGACGTCTTCCTCGGAAATCTCCGTGAAGGTCTGCGTGGGTTTCTGTGCGGCGTCCTTGCTGCCGCAGAAATGCACCTCGTCGGCAGTCAGCTCCACCACGGTGCGCTTGTTGCCGGACTTGTCCTCATAGTCCCGGCTGGAGAGCCTGCCTTCCACGATGATCTCCTTGCCTTTGGTAAAGTGGGTGCAGATCAGCTCTGCCGTTCCCTGCCATGCCACACAGGGGAGGAACAGCTTCGTTTCTCTGTCCTTTACCTTCTCGCTCCACGCCACGCGGAAGCTGCACACCGTTGTCCCGTTCTGCGTGGCTCTGCGTTCGGGGTCAGAGCAAAGCCGCCCCTGCAAAATCATTCTGTTTACCATCTTTTTCCTCCTTACAAATAGCTTTTTCCGAATTCTCGCCGGAAGTCATCTTCCGTCCACCCCTGCTCCCGCATGGCCTTTAATTGGCCGTATCTTTGCAGCTGCCGCATTTTTAAGGCGTTGTTGTGTACGGCGGTTTTCGCGAAGATATGGCACCTGTTATGGCACAGGTACACCACAAGGCCGTATTTCTCGCTTTTCTTGCGGTATGCACCGGGGAATATGTGGTGCAGATCCAGCGGATCCTGTGCGCCGTTTCTGCCGCACAGGAAACACCGTCTCTCGTCAGTCACCTTTATCACCCCCCAGCGGCTGGGCTTCGCCCCAGCGAGATTTCAGGGAATCCAGCTCTTGCGGGGTCATCGTCTCGATGCCTGCTTCCCTGCAATCTGCAACAATTTGGTCAATAAGGCGGCTCATCTGCTCCACATCGTAGGTGCTGGAGCCGTACCAGACGGTCACTTTCACGCAGCCGGGAATTTTGCTGGGCTCTTGCTCGGCCATCCAGCCCGTTCCCTTTGATTCCCATTTTCGGCAGAACTTGTCCGCCGCCTTTGATACAATGCACAGAACATCGCTTACGCCACCGATGATCTTGATTTCCTCCCGGTACACATCATTCCTCGGAATCCCATAGTGCGCCGCCAGCTTGTCCAGCAAAACCCACGCATACGCATTTGCGTCAAGGCTCCTGCCCTTGCGCTTGATCTGCGCTACATACTGCTTGTCCGGCTGCAGCTCGTCGCACACGGCCATTGCCGCCCGAGGGGACTGCACCCGAAGGCACAGCCACGCCCCATCGCTGTCCTGCTGCCACCGTGCGGCATCAACGGTTACTTGCTGCATATTACCTCCTCTGACTGCGGCCACTTCCCGCGCTTTAAGCATTTTGCCAAATATCGCAGGCGTGGGAGATACTGCGATTCTACCCACTCGCTGTCATACTCGACCTTGTGAGCGGAAAGCCTGTTCATGTCGATCGGAAGGAAAAAATTCTCATATTCCGCCGGTGTCATCCTATATGCGATGATTTGGCAGGCTTTCCGTTTTCTAAAGATTCCGCAACCGCTGGCGTACATCTCCACTTGGCACTGCATCCAATATCCCTTTGTGACCTTAAAAACGGGCTTGCTGTGCGTTTTGACCTCGTGTATCATGTCGCGGGTTTCCCCGTCGTAATTCACGCGTAGCCGCAAACGGCGCACTTTTATCTGCCTATCTCTCGTTTGGACATTCGCGGCATCCAGTATCTTGTGTTCGTATGCCGTTCCGGCCTGCATCGCCGCACTGGCAAAATGGTCTTTCCGAATACCAAGCTTTACAGCCCACCATCTGCGGAATGTTTCTGTGTCCCACGATCCCATAATCGTAGCCGTGTCCGACGCTCCAAACCATCCGCTCCTATCGTGGTTCCGTATCATAGTTTGCTGACCGCCTTTTCAAGCTTGTCAATCGTCGCGAAATATCCCATAAGGTTATTAAGCTGCTTGTCGCTAATGCCAACACTGGCCAGCAAATCTCGGTGGTCAAGGCCGTTCTTTTCCTTGATAGTGATGAGCCTTTCCAGCCGCTCTTTTATTGCCCAAATGCTATGGCGGCTCAAATCGTCCTCGCCATCGTCAGTATCTCCCTCTGCCCACAAGTCAAATCCAAGCCCCGTGCGGACGGCCACGCCCTTCACAAATGCTCTCGCCAGGGCATTGTTTATGCGGAGCTGGTTCAGCGTATCAGTGTATACAACAAGCGATCCGTTCAGCAGCGGGGTGTCATAGGTGTATTCCATGCCGTCAATGTGGATCAGCACCCGTACAAACCAGCACTCGGTTTCCCGCCCCTTACTCGTGACTACTTTTGCCTGCGGCCAAAGATAGGTCTTTGTTTCCGGGCATTCAACGGGCGCATACCAAACGGATTCTGCGCCGTTTTCGTGCAGCAGTTTCACGCACTTTGCCCAGCTCAGATAGGGGACCTTAATTAATTTCCCACTTTCGTCCTTTGCATCCCGCACATCGCAGTAAGGACGCACATCCAGTTTTACAAGTTCATCAAATGATTTAAGCATTCCTTTTCCTCCGTTATCGCTCATTCCCACGCCTCCTCGATATACTCCTCATTGTTGCTGACGCACTCGCCACAGAGCCAAAAGCCCTTGTAATGCAATGCACGATCCTCTTGGATCGGCTCCCCGCAGCAGTCGCACACGGGGCGCCGGTCGGTCTGCCTGTCCTGCTCTGCGGCGTAGCACTCCGCGTCCCATACCGGGTCAGTTGTCCACATCGGATGCATCCTCCTTTTCCGGCTCCAGCTTCCACACATCCCGGGTGACCTTGGAAACCTGGGGAATATCCCCCCAATACAGGGCGTTCAGGAAATCGTCCTCACCGGTTCCGTACAAAACAAAGCGTGGCTCTGTGATGACCTTGTACCCGGAATATACGGTTGTCTTATTGCTGCCGCTAACCAGATCGCCCACCTCGGCCACATTGCACTCCGACCGCATAGTTACCCGGACGCCGCACCTTTCAGCCACGATGGCGTAGTAATGTCTTTGCATCTTCATTCCTCCCAAATTCTCACTTGCCTGGTCTATCCAGCTTGTCCACCAGCCGCACAAACCAATAGCTGACCGTTGCGACCCCGATGATGACCAGCGTCAATGTGTAACCGTCCATTTTTACTCCTCCCGCTCCGCAATCCACTTGTCCAGCAGATTGGAAAAAATCTGAAAAACACGCCGTTTCCCTCCGATAACGCACAGGCCAAAAGGATACACACCCTGTTCAATCCCGTTCGCCAGCGTGTCTTGCGAAAGGCTCAGTCCATGCACCCGAAGATGCTCCATGCACTCTTGCAGCGACATCGTCTTAATCATCGTTCCTCCTTATTCGCCGCCCGGATAGCTTCCGCAGCAGCCTTGATCTCCTCCTCCGACACGCCGTACAGCTTTGCCATTTTCTTGTAATACTTCCGTGCCGGCGCCCAGTCTCCGTATTCCCAATGTCTTACGCAGGACTGGTCAACAAACAGTTTCTTGCCGACCTGCACGCAGGAAAGATTTGCTCTATCCCGCATTTCTCTCAATGTCAAATTGCATTCCCTCCTTTCCGTTGCCCTCCCGATACCCGTGTGATAGAATTGGGGCAGAAGGAGGTGAAATAAATGAATAAATCAGAATTAAATCAAATGATTGCGGAGATTGTTTCTGATGTACTGGATGAAACAGCGCCGGATTTCGCTAACATGGCGTCGCAGATTCTGCACGCAGATGAAGCGAAAATGTTATCCGGTGAGGAAGCGGTTGCCAAAGCCGTTTCCCTGTGCAACCAGTACATCCCAAGAGCGTCCGCCGCCATCACTGCTCGGCTTCTTGTTCGGCTCGGTGTAATTTCTCTGTCTCCCGAATAACGCAGTTATAAAGATCACTGCTGGAAATCTGTCGGCCTTGTAGCGCAAGTACAAGGTCGGCAATTTCTTTTGCCGTTGCTTCCAGTTTCAAGCATTTTCACCTCCAAGCATATGTGAGATTTCATTGACTGCGACGGGGAAATGTAGAACCGGCAAGCGTCCACGCAGTGAAGCGTGTAAAAAAACGCAGCTTGCAACTGTCGGGTCATGCAGTGAAGCAGGTATCAAACTCACGCCGACAGTGCGGAAGGTTGCAAGGGTGTTCTGGTGAACAAATTTGGGGAAACCCCGACCGTGGAACAGCACGGTCGGGGTTTTTCTATCCCCGCCGCAGTCAACGCCCACCGAAAACTCATATTCATGAGGTTTCACACTTGACACTCCGCAAAAACTGCGGTACAATACCTTCGCCAAAAGAAATTGTTAAAAGCCGCTTTCGTGGGGGCTGGTGTTTTTGTACCCTTTTCCGGTGGGCCTGATATAAAGATACCTCATATTTTGGAGTTATGCAAGCCCTTTTTAACTCTTTTTTTGGAGTTTGTTAATTCTCACAAATTGGAGGGCACTTTTTTGTTTAGATATGACAGGCTTGAAGAACTTATAAAGGGAAGCGGGAAATCAAAAATATATCTTTGCAAAAAGATGAATCTCGGACCGACATATTTGCGGGACGCAAAAAAGCAAAATTCGAACATCAAAGATGAACCGCTCCGAATACTTGCGGAGGAACTTAACACAACGCCGGAATATTTGCGGGGCGAAACGGACGACCCGGGCATAAAAAAAGCCCCCGGCATAAATGCCGAGGGATTGAGCGCAGCACGGAAAGCGTTGCTTGATGCAGTTGATGGTTTGACCGATGAGCAATGCGAGAAGCTATTGGGCATTGTACTGGAAGCTAAGAGGGTGCTGTAATATGGAAAGAGCTGCTTATGTTTTGGGTGCCGTATGCGATTACAACCGCCATCGCGGTTGCTGCATTGCTTGATTAGCTGCCAAACTGGCGGCAGGGTCTTTTTCGTAGTCGTCGCACGGATTGTTTTTGCCGCAGCCTATTATATAATAGTCACCACGAATAGACTGCCGATAAACAACATGGATGCAATCCGCACACGCAAGGCTTTTGCACTGTGGAAGCCCGGAGGATTCAATAAATGCGGACACACGGGTCTTGCTTCTTTCTTCGGAAAGCTCGATATTCAGTCTTCTAATTTCATCCTTTAACTGCTTTCTTGTCTTGAACATCCTGCAACCTCCTTAATACATATTCAGCCTGGCGGTCTGTCAGAGTCGTGATTTCCTCTTTCAGTCGTTCCCGTACAGGTGTTTCATTAAGTATACCACATTTTTGGGGAAAAATCATCATTTGTACGTCCTCCAAGTAAAGTATTTTCACCTTTACCCTAAAAAACGAAATTTGTTGCATAGTTCAGGGCAACAAAAACAGAAAAAATAGAAATTTTGTTCTACCCTCCCCATCCCCGCACCGGACGGGGAGGGTATTGCCCACGAATCACCTAACGGTTTATCGTTTGCGCCTCTACCATATCAAAAACAAATCGGGTGGTGCAATCCCGAAAAAAGGCAATATCCCCAAATTTGGGGTTTGCAAAATAATGCGGGCTATGCCCGAAAAAGGGGAAGAAGGCAATTAAACATGGAGAAATCGTTGCAGGACACTTGCCGGGACGCAAAACTGGAACAGCACATCACGGCGCAGGAGATAGCAGACCGATCCGGTGTGCCTTTATCCAGCGTTAACAACTTTTTTGCATCCACATCTAAAGCACCGGGCGTGTATGCGGCTGGGCCCATCTGCAAGGTGCTGGGGGTGTCTATGGACCGTTACTTTGGCATTGTAGAGGTTGTTTTGGCGCAAGACCAAATCAAGCAGCTCCAGCAAGTCCATGACGAGGATGTGCGCCTTGCACGGATAGAGGGCGCATACGATGAACTGTCCAAATCAGCAGAGGAGCAGAAGAAAAAAGCAAGGCGGCAGCGCACGATGCTGTATATCACATCGCTGCTGTCCGCTATCCTGCTGGGCATAGTTACATGGTATGTGGCGCTTGATTACCGTGTGCAGGACGAAGGACTGATCCGATCCAGGACAGCCGGTACGATTGCATGGATTGTCATTGCGCTTTTGGCGGTGGGAATCGGCGTACTTACATCCGTGCTATTGTCCACTCTTGCGGCGGACAAAAAATCCAAGCAAGGCGAGGAAGCAGAAAAATGAGCAACTGCATTAAATGCGGAACAACTCTTGTCCCGGGCGCCGTATATTGCCATCTCTGTGGCAAAAAACAGGTAACAGAGCGGCGAAAGGCATTGAAGCGGGCAAACGGCACCGGAACTGTATACAAACTGGCTGGGCGTAGAAAATCGCCTTGGGTGGCCGCGAAAAACAAAGTGATTATCGGGCATTATGAGCGTAAAACGGACGCTCTGGACGCTTTGGAGCGGTTGAACGGCAAGAGCTTAACGGAGCGGTATAATATGACCTTTGCGGAAGTCTTTGATACGTGGAAAGAGGAGCATTACAAGGAGATCGGCAAGCAGGGGATAGAATCATATAACAACGCCTACCGCATATTTACGCCGTTGCACGGGAAAAAGTTTCGCGATCTCCGCACCGCAGACTTTCAGGCCGTACTTGACCCACACATGGCCAAGAGCCATTCCACCGTGAACAAGTACAAGCAGCTCATAACGCAGATGTCGAACTGGGCAATCCGGGAGGAAATCTGCACGACAAATTTTGCAAAGTTTGTCCGGCTGCCAGAAAATGTAAAAAAAGAAAAGGACATCTTCACGGCGGAAGATATCCGTAAATTGGGATCCGACAACAGCGATGCGGCGAAAATTGTCTTGATGCTGCTGGCAACCGGTATGCGTATTGGGGAATTGTTTTCTTTGCCGCTGGCTGACTATCACGGCGATTATGTGATCGGCGGCGAAAAAACCGAAGCCGGACGAAACCGAATTATCCCCATTCGCCCGGAGGGGAAACAATACTTTGCCTACTTTGCGAAGCAAGCAACGGGGGAGCTGCTGTTATCCGGCTACGATGGGCAAAAAGTCCCGGCGAACTTTCGCAGGCGTGATTTTTACCCGCTCCTTGACAAACTGGGCATTGTGCGCAAGACCCCACACGCCACCCGCCACACATACGCGTCCCGGGCGGTAAAAGAGGGATTGCCCCCGGAAATGCTCCAAAAAATACTCGGACACGCCGATTATTCCACCACCGCAAACATATATACGCACATAGCCGCACAGACACTTGTGGACGCTGTTACTAACACGTTACTAACAAATAAGAAATGAGCAAAAAAAGAAAAGTCCCGGAA